ATACCAGCACCTATTATTGTTAGAGTAAGTACTCCTGATGCAACGGCAATAGCGTTAAAAATTTTTTGCATTTTTTTAAGTATTTAATTAAATTTTACTAAATTGATATGTCTCATGCAACAGTACATATTAAGTAGAGCTAGTAACTGTCTCCCATGCCGAGCCATTGTATACCTGTAATTTATTTAATGTTGTGTTATAAATAAATGCTCCTGAAACTAATCCTGTTAAATTACCCCTTTCAGTTGTAGTAATTTTTGGAGGAACCATAAATCTTGTAGTAACAGCATTAACGGCTGAAAAATCTGGAGCAATTTTTGATCCTGCTATTCCAGCACTATTACTTATCTTTGCGTTTGTTATTACTTGATCTGCTACAGTTGCAGTGTTTATTCCTGCTCCTAATATTAATCCCATGAAAGATAATCCTGAAGCAGGTGCTGTCGTAAAGGTTATCGTACTAGCAGCAATTGAGTAATCAGTATTTGGATTTTGTATAACACCACCTACAGAAACAATAATATTATTTGCACTTTCTGGACTTACATTAACTGATGCAACTTGTAGTGTAAATGCAGTAGTACTTCCATTAAAACTACCTGATATGTCATCTACTTCTCTATTTTGACCTGGTACAGGTTCTGCTCCAATGTATGCCATCTAAATTAACAATCTTTGATATATCTAGTTTAAAATGGCTAATTTTATGCAGCCTCTAAAGCTGTGACTTTAGCTGATAATTCTTTTATAGCTTGAACAAGTACAGGAATCAAATGTCCTTGTTTAGCTTCTAATTTATCTGGGTTTTCATCCATAACAAGATCAAGATATTCTGCACCAACCTGTGCTTTAGCAAAATCTTGTGCAATAAATCCCGCTCTTACTGTACCTTGATGAGGATTATTTTCCATTCTGTCTCTTATATCCCATTTAAATTTTACAGGTCTTAGTTTATTAATGAAATCTAAACCTACAGGTAAATCAACAATATCTGTTTTATCTCTTTCATCAGATAGTGCAGTTATTGAAGTTACCTGACAACGTAATGCTGCTGTACTTGAGTTACCCAACGTCACATTATTACTTGAAGTATTACTTGGAGATGCAGAGTTATGACCGATAGTTACGTTATTAGATCCAGTTGTTGCATTACCATCTGCATAAACACCAATCTTTACGTTTCCAGTTGCACTCGTACTGAAATAACCTGCCTCTGTTCCAACGTGTGTATTATTATTTCCAGCAACATTATGACCAGCAGCATACCCTATAAGAGTATTATAGGATTGACCGTTAATGGTATAACCAGCTTTATGACCTACACAAGTGTTTCTTTCACCAGTTGTGTTTGTGTATAGAGGATAAGTACCAACAGCAACATTAAGTTGTGCAGTAGTACCACTAAGTCCAGCTTGAAAACCTACATATGTATTGTCACTACCTGTTGTTATGCTAAAACCAGCTTGACGACCTAATCCACTATTTCTAGTTCCTGTTGTATTAGCTTCTAATGCATTTCTACCTATAGCTACGTTATCATTAGCAGTTGTATTACTTTCTAAAGCACCTTCACCTACTGCAGTATTCGCACCACCAGTAGTATTATTTCTTAACGCATGTCTACCTACTGCTGTGTTTTCCCCTCCTGTTGTATTTTCATATAAAGCTTCATTTCCGCAAGCTGTGTTTACACTTCCATCAGTTAATTGTCTTAATGCATTATCACCTAACGCTGTGTTTTTATCACCAGTAACAGCAGCATTAGCCATACAGAAATTACCAATTGCTGTATTTCTATCTCCTGTTGTTAATCCTGAACATGTACTTGTACCTATCGCTACATTTTTTTGTCCTGTAGTGCAAGCTAAAAGAGCAAAATTACCAACAGCTATATTTTCTACTCCAGTGGTGACATCTGCTCCAGCGGATTTACCTACTCCTATACAATGAGTAGCTGTTGTCAAATCTTGGAGTGCAAAATTTCCAAGGGCTGTATTACTGTGACCAGTTGAACAAGTAGAAAGAGCCTCTGATCCGACTGCAGTATTACCTGATGCTGTAGTATTAGCTTGTAAAGCACTTTTTCCTAAAGCAGTGTTAGCAGATCCAGTTGTGTTTAATCTTAAAGCTGCATTACCTACAGCAACATTATTGTCCGCTGTTGTATTGGAATATAAAGATTCATAACCTAGTGCAGTATTACCAGCTCCAGTTGTCATTAAATACCCGGAAAATCCACCCATCGCAGTATTTTGTAATCCTGTTGTATTTGCATACAACGCTGCATAACCTAGTGCAGAGTTATAAATAAGACCACTACTGGATGGATCTTGTGTTCTAAGAGCAAAAGCACCGACAGCAGTACTTCTTCTTCCTACTGTGTTAAGTTCCATAGCTTTATGGCCTACTGCTATGTTATATTCACCATCTATGTTGCTAGTTAAAGATTGATCTCCTACAGCAGTGTTTCTACTACCTGTAGTGTTGGCATCTAAAGCGTATGAACCTACAGCTACGTTATCAAGTCCAGTTGTGTTGGAAAACATAGAGTTATGTCCAATAGAAGTATTTTCTGCACCAGTTGTACTTGTAAATAAAGCGTCAGTACCTACTGCTGTATTACCGTTTGCCGTACTATTATTTCCCAAGGCCATTCTTCCCACAGCCGTATTTGAAGTACCTGTTGTGTTATCTTCTAAAGCTGATTTTCCAACAGCGGTATTCTCGCTTGCAGTTGTATTCCTAAATAAAGCTGCTGAACCTATAGCTACGTTATCTGCACCAGTTGTATTGTCTAGTAAAGTTGCATAACCAACAGCAGTGTTATTATCTGCTGTAGTGTTTGCATTTAAAGCAAAATCTCCAATTGCTGTATTATTTTCACCAGTTGTGTTTGTTGCACCTGAGTTATAACCACAGCCTGTATTGTTTGTTCCAGTTGTATTTGCTGCAAAAGAAGAAGTTCCTACAGCTGTATTATGATTAGCTGTTGTATTTGCACCTAAAGCACCCCGACCTACAGCAACAAGCTCATCTCCAGTCGTATTAGCATCTAAAGCTAAAGAACCTAAAGCAGTGTTACTAAATCCTTCTGTATTTGCAGTTAAAGCTTGATAACCAACTGCTGTATTATTATCTGCTGTAGTATTTGATTGTAATGTTGACGTTCCAAGACCAGTATTGTTAGCCCCTGTTGTGTTAAGTTTCAGTGCATCTTTACCTAAAGCTGAGTTGTTAGCTCCAGTTGTGTTTGTTCTTATAGCGTCTTTACCTACTGCCGTATTGTCATCTGCTGTTGTATTAAACCTTAATGCTCCTTGACCTATTCCTGTATTATTATCTCCTGTTGTAGTTGTTGTCAGTGCTAAATAACCAACACCAGTGTTGTTTTCAGCTGTTGTATTTGCTGTTAAAGCTAATGAACCTACCGCCACGCACTGAAAACCAGTTGTGTTTTGTTCTAAAGCAAAGTAACCAACAGCAGTGTTGTTATCAGCAGTGGTGTTTTCATCTAATGCTGATTTACCTACAGCAGTGTTTCTAGTTCCTGTTGTATTCTTACCTAAAGAACCATGTCCAACACCAGTATTATCATCTGCTGTTGTATTAACATCTAAAACTCCAGCACCTATAGCAGTATTTCTTTGTCCAGTTGTGTTTGCTTCTAAAGTATCAAAACCAACTGCTGTGTTTGCTTGTCCACTTGTATTGGCTCCTAAACTATTTTTACCAATAGCAACATTATTAACACCAGTAACCGCAGCATCTAAAGCAAGTTCTCCAAGAACAGTGTTACCAGAAGCAGAGTTTGCACCTTTACCTACAGATACAGAGTTAATTGTTGCATCTTTGTTAGATACTGTTAAACCATTACCATCTATATTTGCAATCTGAGTAGAGTTAGAAACAAAACCAATACTACCTGAACTTGGTCTGATTAGGCCGGTGTCGGTATCATTTGAGAACGTAATGGAGGGAGATCCCGTGGACCCGTCTGGAAATGTACCGCCTGCATTTAAATAATCAGCAGTTGCATATATTATTCCAAAAAATGCATGCCCATTTGTAGGGGCAGAACTAAAAACTATATTTGTTCCAACTAAATTAAATCCTGAAGCACCTGTAGGATCAGGTTCTTGAATAACACCATTTACTGATATTAAAACTTGTTGAGGTGACTTTGGAAAAGGAACTGGAGCAGAACCAGCAACTTGTAATGCAAAACTTGTTTCGCTGCCGTCAAACCCACTACTTATGTCATCAATTAATCTATAATCGTCAGCAGCACGAATAGTATTTCCAATATATGGCATAGCAGTTTAATCCAGAATCGTCTTGGTATCTCTGTTTATTTTAAGCTCAGTAAATATGAGAACTTTCTAAGAATTAGGTCCAGAAGTAGATGGTTGACTCGGCCATACAACATCTGTAATTACTGTAAAAGTTTGTGGAATATCTCTTAAATTTTGTCTATATGCAGACCATTGAG